TGACCCCTAAGTAGTACATATTCAGCTAACATTGTGTCATATATGTCACCATCATACTTAAAACCACTAGCCCACAACCACATCAAATCGTGCTGTGCGTTGTGCATAACTAATAGTGTAGCTCTATCTAATACAGCTTGTAGTTGCCTAGCACGGTCACCTGATATGTCTTGGTAGTCAACGTGATCAAACGTCATAACGTACTTCTCATCAGGATTGTCTAGGTTTTGTATGCCTACCTGTGTCAGTGTATTGGTAGGCTCAAAGGGATCAAGATGTAACTTACCATCTCTCTTAGTTGTTGTATTCTCTACATCTAATACTAGTCTCATTACTATTTCCTTTCTATGCTGAGTATCTAGCTGTATCTCCATCTAACTCAACTGTTACTCTGCCATGCCATCCACCTTTTAACTTATTCTTTGCAATAATCAAGTGCCTTTCTGGATCTTTCTCATCGTTGTCGTAGTCTTTTCTGTTTGACGATATCAAGATCATAAGATCTGTCTCTGCTGCTTTACCTGTTTTACTACCTTCAAGCATAGACATATCTACATTAACTACATTCTCTGCTGCTGCAGATAACTGAGACATATAAATGATAGCACAGTCATAATGTTTAGCTATGTTACGTGCATGAATAGCGTTATCTTTTAAGACTATATCTGATCTGTCTCCCTTTGCAGCAAACTTATCTCCTATGTCTAGTACAACTATGTCTGGTCTATAACCTTTTACGTACCCTTCTACTCTATCCATTGTGACACCAGTAACATCTTTTATGTAGAGGTTAGGTGTAACCTTATTATATTTCTGTGCAGTGAGTACAGGGTTAGCAACTATCTGATCTTCACTCATACCTGTAGATGCATTTACATAACGCATAGCCACCCTGTTATAGGACTCTTCGTTTACTAGCACCATAACTTTAGCACCTTGATTGAGGAACCCATTAGGAGAAGCTATAAGAGAAGCGTGGAAGCTCGTCTTACCTGTATTAGATCTTGCACCCACCATAACTAGGTGACCACCACTGATACCCTCTACCCTACGTGCTAGACTAGGTATATTAAACTTCCATTGGGCTTGAGTCTTATTCAACTTCAGTAATGTTTCTAAACTAATGTCATCCCATTCTACAGTTAAGTTAGGCATGAAGTCATCTTGATAGTCATCAATTAGTTTACGTAAGGGTTCCATGCTGTGCATCTTACCATTTACATAGTCTAATCCTATGTTAGCTACCTCTTCTCCTACTACTCGTTGGAATAGTTTAGACAATACATCAGAAGCAATCTCCTTACTTAAAGGTTGTTCTCTTTCTATCTTCTTAAAGAGATCTTTAAATACTTCTTTGTTAGCTGTAGTCATGGTTCCGTTGTTAGCAAAGAACAAAGCCTCAAGTGTAGCTGTAGTCAAAGACTTATCATAAGTCTCCATTGCATACTCTAGTGTCTGTTTGATTTTACATAAGTCTTTTCCAAATAACTTATCGGGAAACCTTATGCCTTTATTCTCTTCATAAACTTCTTTGTTCATCATGGTTTTTATTAATGCCAGTTCGTGCATCATTGTGTGTACTCCTTCAATTTTATTAAGTCCTCTTCTGTTTTATATTTTATGTCGTCTTGTAGCATCATTGCCATAGTGCGAATGCCTGTCCACGATTGTATCTCCTTTCTATATTCAATACTTTTATTAGTAGCATCAGGATCAAGTGCTACTATAATTTTACTATAGTCTTCTAAATATGCCATATGGGTGTGATTAATATTTGTACCAAGAACAGCCATACCTGTGACATTAGGTCGCATCTTTGCGATAGTTATAGCACTTATTATATCCTCAACAATAACTACTACACCGTTAGGCTGACCCATACATCTAGTATATACATCTGCATTACCTGTGTACCTATACCACTTAGGTACAGCACCATCTAATGCTCTACCAATAGCATCTATTAACTTTCTGTGCTTGTCTCGTATTAGAAACACAGCACGTCTATCTTTTACATCGTACATAACATCTTTATATTCACTCTCTAAACCCCACCTAGATACAAATCTATGGTAGTTTGTCTGTGATGAATCAGGAAAGGTAATGTACTCAGGTATATTAAATGTCGGTATCACTTCTTTTCTAGTCTCTTTTAACTCAGTTAATCGAAGAGCTACCTCATCAGCCGTTAAGTTTATAGTTACGATACCCGGAGTTAAAGAGCAACTTAACTTGTAACAGTTATATAACACAGTGCCATCATTTTTTGATGCAGTAAATGTATTTCTACTATTACATATAGGGCAGTCAGATCTTATAGACGCACCATCAGATAAGTCCAAGTCTCTAACGTAGTCTTTAATATTTATCGTCATTTTTAAATCTCCTTTCTAGTGCATTACTTGCACCACTAAATGTATTGACAAGATAAGGCTTCACACTCTGAGGTGACTGATGCCCTGATACTTGCATGATACCTGCTAAGTCAACCCCTGCTTCAACCATTTCAGTTATAGCTGTACGCCTAAGATCTCTTGCTTGTAGTTCTTTAGGTAGATTAGCTTCCTCCTTTACCTCATTGATAAGTATATGTATTTCATCAATAGTATAAGGAGAGTATACACCTGCTTTTACTTCAGTTCGAGGTGCAACATATTCTTGAAAGTCATAGTCTTCCTTCTGCTGTCTTAGCATTTGTAGTAGCTTCTCACCTATTGGTAAGTGTACATCTGCACCTCGTTTACTTTGTTCATAGTCTAGTCTTCTATTTTTAAAGTCGATAGACTCCCAAGTTAATGTACGCATATCTCCTATACGTTGTCCCCACTGGTATGCCATATGAACTATAAGACCAATGCTTCTCCACTTAAAGTCAGAGTAAGCCTTATCTAAAAATGATTGTACTTGATCTGGTTGCCACATTACTTTTCTAGGCTTAGTCTTTGACTTCTTTACTAGAGACATTGGGTTATGTGTTAAGGCCTCAAACTTTATACAATAGTTTAATACTATACTAGTACAAGTAGATATATAATTAGCTAGTCGTATGCCTTTCTTTTCCCACTGTTCATACGCAATACTCATATGCTTATATCTTAGATCTTTAAGTTTTATATTTCCAAGTTGTTTGTTACCATCTACTTTAGTATCACACGCTTTAATTAGATTAATACTATAATCTTTTTGTGTGTTACTTTTTAAAGAACAGTAACTAGGGCTAGACATGTAGTACTTACATGCTTCTGATAGTTTAGAAGCAGGACTAACTATTTGTTTCATTTTACAACTCGTAGATGAGGCCTCTTACTCTTAGACAACTGTTCGTCAGCGGCATCTACTGCTTGCATTACAGTAGAGTATACCTTTGTTATTAACATTGTATATATACTTGAGTAAGAATCTTCTAAGTAGTCATCTGGTTTCTCATCAGTAACATAAAAGAAATACTTATCTGAGAATGTTTGCACGAGATCTTCTGCTACTTTCTCTGCAAACTCATATGATTTAAATGTCATAAACAAAAACTCATTTGTGTCTTCTTGATTAGGGTTTTCTAACCCTTGTATTACTATGTAATAATTTCCTGTCATCTTCTTCTATCCTTTCTATAGTTATATTATCAGACAACTTACCAAACTCACAATACTGTGATGCGTGATATGCTGCCATGTTAGAAATGTGCCTGTAGATTTCATATGGTGAGCCAGAATCAACTAGCACACCATAATTTTTAAAAGTTATATTGTACTTAGGAATTATATATCCTTACTAAACAATACTAACTCAGCCTCTTGCCAAGGAATGTGAAAGAACAATTCTCCCTCTCGTATACCAGAGAATCTACTTTTATTATTAGGTTCTTTTACATCCGCATCTTTTAAAGCGGAGTCCTTTACTCTCCATGCCATAGTACCCTCTCTGTTAATGACATAGAAATTTAAGAAGGAGTTCTTCTCTCTTTCTACCTGTAGAAGTTTATCTTTTCTATAAGGTATTCTGAGATCAGTCCATCGTGGATTCCAATTAGCTTCATTATTAAAGTTAGATCCAGCGTACCACTGGTTTTTCATTTCAACTTCAGTGTAATAAAGATTTCCACCCTTCTCACTTTTTATATCGACACCAAAATCTTCTTTGGAATCAATGATTGTATGCCCATTACTTTCAAGATAAGGAATAATAATATCCTTTGCTTTCTGGTCATTGGCTTTATATGACTCAGGTCTAAACTTTCGTGTAGGCCCAAGATTTTTATTAAGTGTATTATTAAACATATATTTTATTTTCCATTGATAATAGATTCTAAATGCTCAAGTCTTTGCTCAAGCCATTGAATCTTGGTTTCAAGATGTCTTATCTGTGTATAAACAGTAAGACGTTCAGTAGTATTTGTATCCATATACCTCCTTTCTACCTATGTCAAGGCGTTTAGTTTAACCATTCAGGCATGGCTCTGTTCTTGTTCCATCTAGCAAAGCCCATCTTGTCACGCTTATAGAATGCACGATAGG